ATCCGATACGCAACAGACAACCGATAGACCTTGAAAGGCTCGCAAGGCGTATAGGCTGATGAAGAAAATACAGAAATCAAGAAAAATTATATACAAGAAACCGATAAAAATATTCCAGCTATGACCATCGAAGAGATTTTGAACTCCGAAAGTACAGCCGAACAGAAGATTACGGCATTGAAAGAAAAGACGATATGCGTCCCGGCATGGTCGGGTCGTTTCGGTTTGGTGCAGGAATTTGACCCACGCAAGCACCCTGTAATGAACAAGGCTAAATACCCTGACATCGTGACGGACGAGGGTATCGAGTATGTAACCCGTATAACCTGCGACCTGCAACGCCTCGCCGTAAAGCGCATGACGGAGCTTGTTACAGGCATACCCGTGAAGCGTGTTTACAAGCCGGAAAATGAACGCCAAAAGGAAGTAGCGGCATTCATTGAGAGTATCTACGAGCGTAACCGCATCGACAGCGTGAACAACGAGCGGTGCAACATGCTTTTCGCCGGGTGCGAGGTGCTGACGCTGTGGTACGCCATCGAGGAACGGAACGCCCTGTACGGGTTAAACAGTCCATTGAAACTTCGCTGCCGGAACTTCACGCCCATGCTCGGCGACGAGCTTTATCCCCTGTTTGACGAATACGGCGACATGATAGCCATGTCCGTTGGCTACACCCGGAAGAAAGGCAGGAAGCTCGTGCATTACTTCGACATGTACACGGACAAGAAGCACATCAAGTGGAGCGACGAGCAGGGCGAATGGGCGGAGGTTGAGAACGAGGACATCACGCTCGGAAAGATACCCTGCGTCTATGCGTGGCGACCGACCCCGATATGGGAGGACACCTCAAAAACGGTTTACGAAATCGAATGGGCGTTGAGCCGCAACGGGAACTACCTGCGCAAGAACTCAAAGCCCGTGTTCATCGTGTTTGCCGACGAAGCTATCAGCTATGGCGACGAGAAAAACGAAAACAGGGAGTTCAAGACCGTCATGCAATACCCAAGCAACGGACGGGCTGAATACGTGACATGGCAACAAGCGGTTGAAAACCTGAAATTCTATGTCGAACAGCTCCGCAGCCTGTTTTTCACGCAGCTTCAACTGCCGGACTGGTCTTACGAGAAGATGTCGCAGCAAGCCCTGTCCGGGGAAAGCCGTAAGCAGATGTTCATCGACGCACAACTGAAAGTCAAGGACGAGAGCGGACGGCTCATTGAGTTCTTTGACCGTGAAATGAACGTCGTCAAGGCGTTTGCCAAGATAATGCTCGGGGACGGCTATGCGGCAGATATTGACGCATTGAAAGTCGAGACCGTGATAACGCCTTTCGCCATCACGGACGAAAAGGACACGATAAACAACCTCCAGGCGGCGAACGGAGGGAAACCGCTCATGTCACAGCGTGAATCCATCGAGATGTTCGGGCATAGTGACGACGTGGATAAAACCTTGCAGGAGATTGCCGAGGAGGATAAACGGGACGCATTTGAACTCACAGAATAACAGG